TTGCCAAAAAACATGGCATGAAAAAAGCCCAGGAAGAAGCCCGCAAGAGAGCCGCGACCAAACCTAGTCGTACTAAAACTCCCGCTAAAACTACTGGTAAAGGTACAACTAAGAAATCTATCAAGGCAGGCAGTCCCAAGGGGGAGGCTCAGATACTTCGCAAGATAGAAGGTCTTTTGTCTGGCCCCCGCCGATCTCAGGTTCCCATGTTTCTAGCACGGATGGGACCCCAGAAGGCTCAGACACTTAGCAAGATAGAAAGTCTTTTATACGGATCAGCCGGGAAGAACCTCACAAAGGAGATCTCTAAACGGAGCCATTTGTATAATAAGGGTGCCAAGAAAAAGCTCGAGGGGATGGTGCAGGATAAGCATCCTATAGCTCGAAAATCTATCAAAAAGCCTACTAAACATAAACGCGGAGGTCCTGTCCAGATACGTAAACGCAAGTCTCGTTAGTACAACTAAGGAATAGGAAGATGCCGATTATACTTACAGAGAAGAAAAAGAAAGGCCTAGGCTATACCACCCACAAACGCACCCCCAAACTAAGCCCTCGTGAAAATACTATCCAAGAAATGAAGAAATTTGTTCCGTTTGGTGATCCTAAGTGGAAGGGCAAGAAGACGAAGAAAGGCCAGAAGAGCAAGAAGCCGCTCAGTCGAAATGGCAAACCCGCTAACCCTAGTAATAACAGGCCCTCTAAATAAATGAAGCAACCCTCTTATTTCAAGCGTAAAGAGGGCACGGTGGCCTGGGGCTACCGAGTTGCTGGCCCCCACTCAATAGTGGAAGTCCCCGAGCTCCTGGCAGTACTTCCCCAGGCATTTGAATACGCTGAGGCGATAGGCTACCGGGATGCAGCCAAGTGGCTCACCCTTAAAACCGGAGTCCCCCTCAACGCATCCAACCTATACCAACGATCCAAAAGAGGCGTAAGGTTATATGGTGCAAAAAAGGGCTTCCGAGAAGAAGCTGAATGACAACAAGCAAAAAGCCAAGCGGAACCTTGGTGTCAACCGAAACAGAGGCAGCAGCCGAACCGGACGCCACCTCGACCAAGGTACTCGAAAGACCCCTAAGCGTACGGGCCGCTAGAGAGGCTTCCAAAGCCAGGACAGCTGCCAAGAAAGAGGCCAAGCTCAAAGCGGAACGCCAAGCCCGCCGAGCCCAAGCCAAACGAGAAAAAGAACTCCAGTCCCTCGAAGCCAAGGTCCGTCTCAAGAAGCACCGTGTCAAAAAGCACAAAGCGAACCTGGAGAAGCTGGCCGAAGCCACCTCCACGGACTCGTCCTCCGTGCTTACCCCAACGGACCTCGAAGAGGCTCCTGAGGGTGTCAAGGAAGTCATCGAAGACCAATACGTGGCCTTCCGACCCAACCCCGGCAAACAAGAAGAGTTCTTGTCGAGCCCCGAAAAGGAAGTCCTGTACGGCGGTGCTGCTGGTGGAGGCAAGTCCTATGCGATGCTGGCCGATCTTCTCAGATACGTACACGTTCCTGGCTATCGTGCTCTTCTATTGCGTCGTACTCTCGATGAACTGACGGAACTCATCGACAAGTCGAAGGATTTCTACCCGAAGGCCTTTCCCGGAGCCCACTTTGTGGAGGGCAAGAAGACGTGGAAGTTCCCGTCCGGAGCTACAGCCCTCTTTTCGTACTGTGAACGAGACGACGACGTTCGACGGTACCAGGGCCAAGCCTTTGCTTGGATCGGAATAGACGAACTAACGCACTATCCGACTCCGTACGTCTGGAACTACTTGAGATCCCGGCTCCGTACGACGATAACCGGAGTCCGAACCTACATGCGGGCTACCACGAACCCCGGGGGCCAAGGGACGTGGTGGGTCAAAAAGATGTTCATCGATCCGGCTCCGTGGGGACAGCCTTTCTGGGCTCGGGATATCGATTCCGGGAAGATCCTCAGGTACGGGGAACGCCATCCTAAGGCGAACCAGCCCCTCTTCCAACGACGGTTCATCCCAGCCAGACTACCCGACAACCCTCACCTATACGAGGACACCGACTACGAAACGATGCTCATGTCCCTTCCGGAAGTGGAGCGGAAAAGGCTTTTAGATGGGGATTGGGATGTCACTGATGGGGCAGTATTTGAGGAGTTCGACAGGGCTATTCATGTTGTGGAGCCATTTACTATACCCCACAACTGGACAAGGGTTCGTGCAGGAGACTACGGATATGCATCCCCGTCCTGTGTCCTGTGGGGGGCAATCGATTGGGATAGTAACCTCTGGATCTATCGGGAACTTTACGAGAAAGGGCTCAACGCTGAAGCTTTAGCCCACAAGGTACAAGACCTGGAAGTACAGGATCCTCAGATGGGGGCATATGTCCTAGATCCTGCCTGTTGGAATCGTACGGGTCTTGGGCCGAGCATAGCTGAGACGATGATTCAGTCAGGTACGGTATGGACGAGGGCTGATCACAATCGTATCCCTGGGAAGGTCGAGGTTCACCGACGACTAGCCCTCAATGAAGTCGGAGACCCTCGACTACGCATATTCGACTCGTGCTCTCACCTTATATCCACGCTGCCCATGCTGCCCTACTCGAAGACAATCGTGGAAGACGTGGATACGAAAGCCGATGACCACGCCTATGACGCTCTCCGGTATATGGTCATGAGCAGACCGACCTCACCCTACGTGGTCAGTCGGGAATTCGACCAACTGGATAAGTCCGAGCCCGAGCCCTATGACTCTACTTTCGGATGGTAGGTTATAAAGTGTCAAAAATGATACTCTAAAGGCCTCCAGCGTCATTAAAGTGTCATAAGTGGCCTAATAGAGTACCAAAAAAGGACCTCTAAGAGATGTTATTTAAAGACCATATCCACTGGTCGTCTAAGTCCGTGACACCACGACTGGCGTGGACGCCTTTGACTGCATCGCATATGACTACGACAGGTTCCCCTAATGGTTGACCGGATCAACAAGTTCTTCGGAGAGAGGGCGGAAGCACACATGGACTCTGAGCTCCGTGCCAAAGTGCTTGAGGAACTAATAGAAAAGTCCAAAGGAGAGTGGTATAGGGCACTCAAAGAATTGAGGGCTGAGATTCCTGGGGACCTTGAACCTGACTATAAGAAGATTAAAGAAGCAGAACTCGATAAGTTCTTTGCGCGGCATCCCGACGATCTTGCCTATTTCAAAGAGTTCATGAATGAATTCGACGGACCGGCCATCCGCCTCGATATATTGGCCAAGCACGAAGACAAGATGTTTCGTGACAAAGAGTACCGTACCAAGGTGGACCAGATTACGGACCCTCGATTCCACGGGCGGCGTCTGGAGGGCCACAAGATCCATTTTCTCTTACGAGACTGGGTCGAGGAAGGCCGGATCACCCAAGACGACCAGGGGTACTACATGAAGGGGCCTAACTGGGATGAGCCTCTCCGCCTCTCCAAGTTCGATGCACCCCTGGAGTACGAGCCAGACACCGAGGAGAGCCGCCGTATAGAGGCCCCTCACCGCCAAGCCGTTATCACGGAGAACAAGGCCCTCATAGAGGACAAGAAGACGGATCGGGCTGCCGAGCGGCCTTCCCGGCGGCAACTCAAACCAGCCCCTGGAAGAAAGGGGCCGAGTGCGCTACAGAAATGGAGAGCGGGCAATACCGAGCGATCAAAAAACCTACCAAGCAAGTCTGTTATACCACAAGTCCCAGCCCAGACCCCTCTCAACAAGCTCCCGACTCCAGACCCTATTAAGGCTGCTGAAGAGGCCAAACGGACAGAAGAAAAAAAAGCCAAAAGGAAGAAGACCCAAGCCCAATACTACGCCAATAAGGATAAGAAGCGAGGTGGTGGGCGTAGTGGGAGAGGTGGCCCCGGTGGAACCCGAGGCAAGATAACCAAAGGATTCGGAGCTCCCATGTGGGCTCCACAACACCCCGGTCTACGAATGCCCGGTAAGATCAGGCGTCGGCCTGACCTTATGAAAAAGGGCGGCAAAGTCCATAAGACCGGATTTTTACGAAGAGGATAAACCAATGCCGAAGGACAAAAATAGCTACTCAGAAGGTAAAACCACACAGTACCCTGCCGACTTCACGGGCAGCACCAAGCAAGGTGACCTGAGTCCCGTCAGTGAATCCAATCTGTCCCGCTACAAGAAAGAGGCGTGGTGTTCGAAGACGATCTCCCAGGGTTCTTTCAATGAGGACATGCCCATCCGTGCGACCAAGATGAGTAACCTCGACTTGCGGAACGTGGACAAGTTCACACAATTCCAACAGTTCTAGGCTAGGGCCAGACTATGGCGGAGCTCATCCCTGACCCCAAGGAAAAGGGAGAAGCAGAGACTTCAGACGTTGTTGACATTTCCAAAGAGTTGGAAGACTCGGGAATAGTCGGCTTCGTACAAGGTCGGTTCAAGCGGGCCGAAGAGGGCAAGCAGGATGACGAATCCCGCTGCCTCCAGGCCTACAAGAACTACCGGGGCATCTACGACTCCAATTCCAAGTTCCGTGAGAATGAGCGGTCCCGAGTTTTCGTTAAGATAACGAAGACAAAGGTTCTGGCTGCCTACGGTAAGATAATCGAGATTCTCTTTTCGTCAAAGAGGTTCCCGATTGAAGTGAAAGCCACGGAGGTTCCGGAAGGGATTGCCGAATATGCTCACTTGGAACAACAGCCGGGGCCGGAACAGGTCAATCCCTATGGATTTGAAGGAGACGGCCAGGAGCTCTTGCCAGGAGCCACGGAAATCGGTGACAAACACTTTCTTGGTGGATTGGAAGCTGAGTACGGACAATCCGATAAGCTGAAGGCCGGTCCAGGTCGGATGGGTGAGCCCCAGATCAAGCCTGCGGATATCGCCGCACGGAACATGGACAAGGCCATCCAGGACCAACTGACGGAAGGCCACACCGTCAATATTATAAAGCACGTGGTGTTTGAGTCCGTGTTGTTGGGTACGGGCATCGCCAAAGGGCCATTCAACTTCACCAAAGTTTCCCCCAATTGGGACGGCGTCGGAGAAGATCGGAAGTATGCGCCCAAGAACTCGGTTGTGCCACGGATGTCGGCTGTGTCCTTCTGGGACTTCTACCCGGACCCGAGTGCTATTACTATGGAGGATGCTGCGTACACCGTGCAGCGGCACAAGCTCCACCGGGAACAAATCCGTGAGTTCATCGACAGGCCGCATTTCAACAAGGACGCCATCGAGAGGTGCCTTGATCAAGGCCCGAACTACGAGAAGCGAGGCTACGAGTCCCAACTGTACGCAGAGAACAACATAAACAACTTCGAGGACCGCTACGAGGTGCTCGAATACTGGGGCAATATGGATCGGAAACTGGCGGAAGAAGCCGGTATCGATATCAGTAAAAACGTGACTGAGTCAGACTCCGTCCAGGTGAACATCTGGGTTTGTGGCACGGAAGTCCTTCGTGGTATCGCTAACCCCTTCACTCCCGCCCGTATCCCCTATCTGGTAGTCCCCTATGAGATCAACCCCTATCAATTCTTCGGTATTGGGGTTCCTGAGAACATGGAGGATGCCCAGGTCATCATGAATGGTCATATGCGAATGGCTATCGATAACCTAGCATTTGCGGGTAATCTTGTATTCGATATCGATGAAACGATGTTAGTACCGGGGCAATCCTTGAAGGTATTCCCGGGTAAGATATTCCGGCGGCAAAGTGGCCAAGCAGGGCAGGCTGTACACGGTGTTAAGTTCCCGAATACGGCACCTGAGAACATCCAGATGTACGAAACGGCACGAAGGCTGGCTGACGAGGAAACCGGCATACCGAGCATCATGCACGGACAAACAGGCGTAACCGGAACAGGTCGAACCGCTTCTGGCTTGTCGATGCTGATGAGTGGGGCTGCCACGTCCATCAAGACGGTTATAAAGAACATCGATGACTTCCTTCTCAAGCCGATGGGTGAGGCGTATTTCCGTTGGAATATGCAATTCAATGCGGAAAGACATCCGAAGATCGAAGGGGACTTAGATGTCAAGGCTCGGGGAACGTCCTCGGTCATGCAGCACGAGGTCCGTACACAAAGACTCACAAACCTACTTCAAGTGGCCACGAACCCCATGTTAGCCCCCTTCTTTAAGATACCTAACCTCATTAAAGAGATTGCCATTGCCCAGGAGATCGAGCCTGAGTCGATGGTCAATGACGTAAACGAAGCGGCAATCTTTGCCGACATTCTGAGAGGTCTCAATGCAGCACAACTCGGCCCAGAGGGTGCTCCCCCTGGTCAACAGCAAGAAGTATTGGGCAATTCTGGAGGAGTACCTCCAGGAGGAGGAGCAACTGATCCTTCAGGAGTTGGTGGTGGCAATATCGGAACCGGAAATGCACCGGCTCCAGGGGAAAGCAATTTTACTGGGTAGCCTACTCAGCCTCCGTGACAATGCACGGGCCTCCATCGAGGATGGCCCCGAGAGAGAATACGTTAAGGACTAAACGTAATGGCCTTAGACCAATTTGGAGCTCAGAATTACGTCGGGGAGGATTCCACCACGACTAATTTCAAAGGGTGGGCTAGCCTCACCCCATCAGCGCCTTGGGAACAGGTGAAACAGGTGAATATGTCCGTG